CGCGGCACCGAGTGAAGAAGCGACCCGACCCGTCGAAGGCGCGGATCGAGGACCACGCTGAAGCGGCCTATACGCTCCTGGGGACGGCAGCATTCATGGTGCTGCCCGACCCGGAGGATCGCATAGTAACCTTCGGCGCCTTGCTGGAAGAGGCGATCAGGCTGCTGCCGAAGGGCGAGCGGTGCCACGCGGCGCAGAGCGTGGCCAGCATCCTGCTGAAGCAGTTTCCCGAGCCGAAGAGCACCCCCAAGGGCGCGGCATTGACGCCTGAGCCGCCTCTTCATTAAATAGACACCGACTCGCGATGGCAGTGCTTGCACCCAGCGGCGCGAGTGACGTGCCGGCATCGAGGCTGATGCCGTTCTGAGGACCACCGACTGGGAGTGCTTGCACCCACCCGGCACGGCCTCCGCAGGACCAGTCGCTCCAGATGCAGAACCCGCCCCGCAAGGGGCTTGTCCTGTTCTAGGAGCGAATCATGGCCTCACCGCCAACGATGGCGTCTGCGCCGACCAATACCTACACCCAGCAACTCGCTTCCGGCACGGTGCATGAGGACGTCTCGGACGTCATCTACCGCATCGACCCGGAAGAGACGCCCTTTGTCTCCGCGCTGCCGCAGGTCGGCTCAAAACAGATTTTGACCGAGTGGCTCACCCAGACCCTGAACAGCGCAGCAGACGTGCCCCAGCCCGAGGGGTTCACGGCGGTGATCAGTCCGAGCGTGAAACCAGTCCGCATGTCGAATGTCTGCCAGATCTTCGCCAGGACCGTGGGCGTGTCGGGCACCCTGCGGGTCGTCGACAGCATCGGCGGCGAGGACGAGTACAACCGGCAGCTTGTGATGCGGGGCATCGAGCTCAAGCGCGACCTGGAACTGGTGGCCACGAGCAACATTCCAAAAGCAGCCACCGACCCGCGGCACATGGCCGGGATGCCGACGTTCTGCACCAACGGCAGCGTCGGCGCTGGCGGCACCATGCCGGTCGGCGACGGTAGCACCGCGGCGGTGCCCGGCACGGCGCGCGATCTGACGCTCACGATCGTCAACGACGCCATGCAGCAGGCGTGGAACCAGGGCGGCAAGCCGACCATCGGGCTCATGTCTGGCAACATCAAAAACTACTTCAGCACCCTGTCGCAGGGCGGCACCGGCAACCCGATCGTCTCGCAGAACATCCAGTCCACGACTGCATCCCAGGAAGTTACCATCATGGGTGCGGTCGATGTTTACCGGACCAACTTCGGCACGCTCGATCTGGCACCAGATCGTTTTATGCCACCCAACATGATGCTGCTGATCACCCGCGACTACGTCGAGCTCGCCCCGCTGCCAGAGCGCAACATGGTCGAGCAGCAATACGCCAAGACCGGCGATAACACGCAGGGCGGTATCATCTTCGAGGGCACCATCCGCGTCACCGCCCCCAAGGCCCACGCCGCGATCTTCGGGCTCAATCAGTAACGCCATGCCTACGCTTTACGAAAAATACGACCCGGTCACCACGCGTTACACCGAGATCACCACTGACTCGGAGACCGGGCTGCCGCTCATCACCTACACGCAGGACGTCAAACCGATCATCGAGGCCAACAAGCGGGCCGCATCCAACTTCACCGGCACCAGCAAGACCGGCTGGACGAGGGTGGCATCCATCCCAAACGTGGTGGTGCAGCGGCTGATGCAGACCGGCATCTGGTACGACGAGCAGGCGATGAACGTGTGGCTCAACCAGCGTGACAATCGGGTGTTTCGGACAGACGACGCACGCCGCCTTTAACCCCTCGGGGAGGCCATGACCATGCCGATGCCAACCACAGACGAGCCCAACCGCAACGCCCAGATGGCGCCATCGCCCACGGCGACAGCGGCACAGCGCGCGCAGGGTGTACAGACCATCCAGACGCCGCGCTTCCCCGGCTCAGACGAGCACGGGCGCAATCCGGTGCCGCCGCGTCAGGAATACCCCGGCCAGTATCACCAGGGCGACATGATCCCGCCTCCGGGTTGGGCGGGCACCACCAATGTCGACGAGCCATACCTGCCGCCCGACTTCGATAAGGTGCTGGTGATGCGCTGCTACCCCGAGGCGGAGTCCTTCGCTGAGTTGCGCGAGACAGCCTACGAGCACGGGCGCGAGGTGCTGGCGATGGCACGTGAGTCGACCCGCCAGCAGGCTGAGCTCGCCGGCCAGCCAGATCCGCATGATCTGAGCGTCGAGCGGGCGGTGACGCAGCAGCCCGGTCAGCCCAATCCAGGCCAGCCGATGCCGGCCAACCCGCCGCCGCGCCCGCAGCCCAACCAGCCGACCCAGCCAAACCAGCCGGCGCAGCAGCCTGGGCAACCGCCGCAGCCGCCGCCGGGCGATCAGCGCATAGAGCCGGGCCGTGACCAGGACCGCGAGCGTGAGGAGCGCGATCAGCGGGAGCAGCGCGAAGAGCGGGAGCGTCGGGAACGCCAGGAGCGCGAGAGCCGCGAGCGCGAAGACCGCGAGCGTCGGGAGCGCGAGCAGAAGCGGGACTGACCCTTGGCGTCATTCCAACAGTTAACGGACGATGTGCTGTGGTATCTCGACCGCCGGGATGCCGCAGCACGTATCCCGTCCTGGGTGACGCTGGTGGAGACCGAGATCCAGCAGACCCTGCGCGCCCGGTGCATGGAGGTCAGCGCGACCCAGCCGGTTGATTCGGCCTTCATCACCCTGCCGCCTGACTTCTGCACCATGGCCAGCATCCGTGATGCTGCTACGGGCAACAACCTCGTGCTCAAGGACGAGTGGTCGGGCAGCTGGACCGACGTCTCCGGTTCGCCTCCGGTGGACTACCTGTATCCCGGCACCTACTACGGCAACCGGCGGACGTGGGCGTATCGGCTCGTGGCCGACTGCATCGAGTTCCTGCCGCACCCGTGGCTGCCTGACCCGCCCGACCCGCTGTGGGTGCCGCAGACCGTCATCATGAACTGGTATGCCAAGCCCCGTGCGCTGCTGCTGCCGTCCGACACCAACCCGGTGCTGGAGCAGCTCTATTCGGTCTACCTCTACGGCGTCCTGGCACATGCGACGCTGGCCGAGCAGGACGAGCCGATGGCCCCGCAGTGGGACGCAAAATATCAACAAGCTGTAACGAGAGCTAATCTGAACAAGCAACAATCGGACATGTCAGGAGCCCCATATACAGAGGAAATGAGCGGCGTATTTTAACCAACTGGTGACTACTATGCCATTGGGTGACTATTATGCCGAATGCCTCAGAAGAACAAGGGCCCTTGGTGGCGTCGCTATAACCGACAGAGAAACCGCGCGAGGCAGCGCGGCATTCCGTGGTTGATGACATTCGAGGAGTGGAGTGAGCTATGGCAGGCCAGCGGCAAGTGGAAGCAGAGAGGGCGTCGCCGGGGCCAGTACGTCATGGCGAGGTTTGGTGATCGTGGCCCGTATGAGGTCAGTAATGTCCGTATCTGTCTGGTTGCTGAGAACACCAACGAGATGCGCGCTGGGTTGCCGCCACGCACGCGGCGCAGCCGCGATGAAGACCGTGCCGCCAACCGGCGATATGCGCAGTGGAAGAGGCGGCTCAACAACGTGTTGATACGTCCCGCCATGTCGGACGCTGCGATGGGTCGGCGCATTGTCGTGCGTGATGGTGTGCGGCGTTGGGCACATCCCGGCGATGTGGACTACCCCGGCTGATGTCGCCCCCCCTGATCAGCAAGGCGGCGGCGCGCTACACCGGGGCAGGCGGCAAGGAACACTGCAGCCTCTGCCGTCACTTCTCCCCACGCCGTGGCGGGCGCTGTGCGCGCGTGCTGGGCGACATCTCGCCCATGGGATGGTGCAAGCTGTTCAGTCGCGAGATTCGTGCGCTGATCGCCGATGTGCCGTTCGTTGCCGGCGGTGGTGGCCCGGTGCCCGCCCTCTCGCTCGACTTCATGACCCCCGGCACGCTGTCGCCGCTGCTCACCTTCACCCGTGCGTCCACTGCCACGTATTTCGACAGCGCGGGCGTGATGCAGACCGCCGCGGTGAACGCGCCACGCTGGGACTATGACCCGGCGACGCTGGCCCTGCGCGGGCTGCTGCTCGAGGATCAGCGCACCAATCTGCTGCTGAACAGCGCGACACTCAGCACGCAGTCCGTGACCGTCACGGCGGTGGCACACACGCTGTCGTTCTACGGCACCGGCACCATCACCAAGAGCGGCACCGCCACGGGCGCCCTGGTCGGCACAGGCGTCGGGCAACGTGTATCGCAGACGTTCACCCCGACAGCCGGATCGCTGACGCTCACCGTCACCGGCACCGTGAGCAATGCGCAGATCGAGGCAGGCGGCTTCACCACCAGCTACATCCCCACCACCTCGGCGGCCGTTACGCGCAGCATCGACAGCTGCACCGTCCAGCCGGCCGGCATGGGATGGTTCACCGCGCCGGGCGGCTCGTGGTTCGCCGAGTTCATCATGTTTAACCCGGCGCCATCGATCAGCACGCGGGTCATCGGTCGCATCGGCGCAACCAGTGCCACGCCGCTGTTCCTCAATTCGTCGCGCATGATCGGACAATCGGACGGAGCCTCAATGGTGACCGCCAACGCCATCACGGCAAACGTGGTCAACAAGGCCGCATCGACGTGGGCGACGGGGCGTGCCACGGCCTGTTCCAATGGCGGCGCCGTCGCCTCGTCTGCGGCGCTGGTGACGGGCTACGGCGTGCTGTCTGGCAGCGGCATCTATCTGCTGATGAACACGACCGTGCCGGTCGACAGCATGATGGGCTACATGCGCGCCGTCAGGTATTGGCCCGCCGCGCTATCTGACGCGCAACTGCAGGCGATGACCGCGTGAGTGGCAGCGCATCCCTCGATCTAGAGCGGCTGCTGCTGGGCCACACGCTGGCCATAGCGCCGATGGCGACGCTGTCGCGCGTTTACGTGGCACTGTGCCGCACAGCGCCCACAGAGGCCGCAGGCGGCGAGGAAGTGACCGGTGGCGGTTATACCCGCCCAGCCGCCACGTTCACCCTGCTGGCCGTCCCAGCCAACGCCGCAGCCAATGCCACCGCAGTCGATTTCCCGCCGGCCACGGGCGACTGGGGCACCGTCGCCCATTTCGAGATCTGGACGCAGGCGATCGGCGGGACCCGGCTCTACTGGGGCCAGTTGGTGGACCCGACTGACGGCGTGCCGATCGAGATCGAGGTGACCGCCGGCAACGTGCTGCGGTTCTCGCCCGGCACACTGGTGGTGCAGGCGACCGACATGGACCCGGTCGTGATCGAGGACGCCGGGCCGTTCCTGCCAACAGCCGGCGGAACTATGACCGGCCCGCTGCTCTACCCGGCAACCGGCGGCATCGCGTTGCGCCCGGCACAGGACCGCGCGGCAGATGTGGCCAATGTGCTGGATCATGGCGCGGACCCCACGGGCGTGGCTGACAGCACCACCGCACTTCGCCACGCCATTGCGACGCTCAAGACGGTCTACCTGCCGATCGGCGATTACAAGATCACCGACATCCTGACGCTCAACAATGAGCAGATCATGCGCGGCGAGGGTCGGGTGCAATCGATCCTGCGCATCGATTCAACGACTTTCAACCTCTCGGCGTTCGGTGTGGTGCGACTAGGCACATCGGAAACCGGCGCGACGATCGAGGACATCGGCATTGCGTTCACCCAGCCGCAGACCACGGTGCGGGCGAACATCGTGGCGTTCCCGCCCGCGATCTACGCCCAAGCCGCGGGCCGCTTCACCATCAGGCGGGTGCGTGTCATCGCTGGCAATGTTGGGCTGGACGCGCGCGGCAATGTCGGCGGCGCCTATATCCAAGACTTTGAGTGCGGCTGTCTCACCACTGGCATGCTGTTCGGCGGCGCGCTCGATTGGGTGGCTATCAACAACTACATGTTCTGGCCGTTCGGGTTGCTCGGCAACAGCCTAGAGACGATCTACAACGATGGCATCACGCTGGCGGCCGACATCGGCCGGGTGGACGGGCTGGAAGTAAACGGCTGGCGCTCTCGCCTGGCCGACGTGAGGATCGATAGCGGCGCCCAAACGTCCGGCAGCTACGTGTTCAACAATTATGCGGGTGATGGCGGCGGGGTCCGCCTAGTTAACGCCTATGTGTTCGCCGCGCCCGGCATCAACATCAACACGTCGAACACCGGCCGCGCGGCGCTCAATGTCACGGGTGGCAGCAACATCAAGCTGGCGAACGCCGATCTGCGTGGCGCTGAACTGGTGCCACTGATCGTTCTGGCTGGCCTATCCACCACCGTGGTCAATGTGACTGGCGCTAGGCTCTATCAGGGGCGCGCGGCAGGCGGGCAGATCGCAACTGTCAGCAGCGGCGTGCTGATGATCACCAGTTCGCGGATCGACATGCAGGCCGCTGCGTTCACCATGCCGCTGCTCGCGCAGTCAGCCACCGGGAAGCTGGTGATTGCCAACAACTACTTTGCCGGTGAGGGAACCGGTGTGGGCGTGTCGTTCGGCGCAGATGTCATCGGCAACTATCTCGGCCCCACCACGATGAACAACTGGGCCGTCACTTTGCCCGGCACTCTGGTGGACGGCACGCCGCCCAACGGAACCTATAAGAATGTCTACGAGCGGGTGCCATCGACGTTCTATGGAATGGGCGGCAGCGGCGGCATCACGTTCCACGGGACCGGGTTGGATACCGCGCTGCCATCTTGGGAAATGCTCGGTAACCTGCGGGTGTCGAAATACATCCGCTACGGCATCAACTCGGGGTTGAACGCGACCGGCACCACGCGTGCCGATGCACTGCAGCTCGCGGCAGCGGTCAACAATGTCTCAGGCGGCACGGGTGGCGTCATCCTGCCGGCAGCCGCGTCTACCACGATCGGGCAATGGGTTCGCATCTACGCCGCCCCGACCATCAAGGTCTATGCGAACGGCAGCGAGACGATCGATGGCGTGGCCGGGACAACCGGCGTGACGCTGACGGCCGCCCGGCGGTGCGAGTTCCAGCAGATCAGCGCCACGGCGTGGTTCAGCCATCTGCTCGGGGCGGTGAGCACATGACCGGCAAGCGCCAGCATTACTGCCCAGCGTGCAGGCGGTTCGTGTTCACCTGCCCGCACTGGATTGCCTGATGGCATCCCGCCCCTATGGTCGTCGGTGTCGTCCAAGTGTTGGCGACGCAATGGCGCAGGCTGCTGGCAATTCGTTGGTGAAGCGACTAAAACCTATGGGATGCCATCCACCAAAGAATACCAGCGCCAATGGGTTAAGACCATTCGCGGGCGTTACCACCAACACAAAAGCGGGGCGGCCAAGCGTGGCATTCCGTTCCTTCTCTCTTTCGAGGAATGGTGGGGCATCTGGCAAGCCAGCGGTCAGTGGGATCGGCGCGGTAACAGGCTTCCCGGTCAATACGTTATGGCCCGCCATGGCGACCAAGGCGCCTATGAGGTTGGCAACGTCAGGATTTGCCTGTGTCGGGAAAATATTGCCGAGAGAAATAGGCTTCTGCCTCCCGGTCGAGAAACCCGAGCAATTTTGTCAAAGGCAACTAAGGCTATTTGGGCCAACCGGACCCCAGAGGAAAGATCGGCGCCTGCGCGAAAGGCTCTATCAAAACGCGTCAGGAACCACCGCGGGCAATGGACTAGCCCCATCGGGTAGCGGCTGATGGCTACGCCTAGACCGTATGGGAAAGGCCCCTACGGCAATGGCCCGTTCGGCCCCGGCCTGACCATCATCGAGGTGGGCGGCGTCGCGGTGCTCTCGTTCGACGCACACGGCGCTGCGGCGCTGGCGTGGGCCAGGACGGCGACATGCAACGCTGGGACGTGGACGCCGCAGGACTGCACTGCGGGCGTCTGGGAGCCAGCGGACGCCTGCGGGACGGGCAGTTGGACGAAGCAGCGCCTGCCTGAACTGGAGCCGGCATGAGCAGACTCCCACACTGGACTGACAACATCTCGCCAGAACCCAACAGCGGATGCTGGCTCTGGACCGGACGCTACGGCAACAGGGGATACGGGACTTACGGGGGCGGGCGCAGTGGTGAGCGGGTTGCCGCGCATCGGTTGGCATGGGGACAGGCAAATGGTCCGGTTCCCCGGGGTATGTTTGTTCTTCATCGGTGTGACGTTCGTGGCTGCGTGAATCCAGATCACCTGTTCCTCGGCACAGCCAAGGACAACACGCGCGACATGATGGCGAAGGGGCGCGCGCACTTTGTTGGTGGCGCGTTCAATGCGCGCAAGACGCACTGCAAGCGCGGGCATCCCCTCATCGCAGAGCGGATATGGGTCACCAAGAAGGGTGCTCGCATATGTCTGGACTGCGCCATGCTGCGCGAACGCGAGAGGCGCGCGGTTAAGAGGGCAGCAGCATGAGTGGCAGCGATTATACTAAGACCCCGAATTACGACCTCTATCTGCCGGTGCCTGGCGAGGACGACGACGTCTGGGGTGACCATATAAATTTTGACATCAGCACTATCGACACGCTGATCAAGAGCGTCTCGGACAAGGCCGACTCGGCGACCGTCGGTACGGTCACGAAGATCGACACCAGCGGCAGCGGCATCAGCGGCGGGCCGATTACCACCACCGGCATGCTCACGGTGGCATGGAACGCCGGGGCAGTGTCGTCGCTGTCGGGGCTGAACCTGGCGGGTGGCGTGCTGTCGGTGCCGGCACAGGCGTTCTCCACGCTCACAGGAGCGGCGACGTTCGCGCAGTTGCCCGTGTCTGTTCAGTCGGTGCCGATCTCATTCCCGTTCGCTTCAAAGCCGGCGACAGGTGCGATCGTGAACGTGCCAATGGCGATGGCGCTGACTGTGCCCGCGTCGCTCGCTGGCACTACGGTTTACGACACCACCAAGACCACCGGCAACGCGGTGTTTACCGTCAACAAGATCAGCGGCGGCTCCACGACGGCGCTGGGCACCATCACCGTGACCAGTACCAGCAACACCTCCGCGACGCTGGCAGGCGCTGGCGGCGCTGCTCGTGGATCTGCGCACCCACGGGGTTATCGGCACATAGCCATGCCAACCCTAACCATGCCTCACGAACTCCCCATGCAGCCGCTCCGCAGCGGCCTGCCGTGCGATTATAGCTTCACCGAGAGTGGGATAACTGCCGATCCAATAGCGTTTGCCATTCGCCATGATGTTCACACAGAACCGCGTGCAGTTACCACGTCGCCGATAGTCAATGCCTTTGACCCCCGAGGAGGTGTCGCGCATTGTGCCTCTACGGTTCTGCGCGCTTTGGTAGATGTTGACCGCCCGCAGATTAGCGATCCGGTTGTTCTGTGTTTCTCCATCGATATGGTCGATCCTCTTGGGAACTGGCTTTCCATAGACCATCGCCCAAGCGACGCGATGTGCCTTATAAAAAATCCCAGAGAAGCGAAGCTTCCAGTAGTTGCTGCGATCTCTGGTGGGGCTTCCTGCGATCTTCCCGGCCCAAATGTTGTTCCATCGTGTATGGGTCCGTTGGTCCGGAAAGTGATGGCGAGGCCTTGTGCGCCAAGTGAAAATACCGGTGTCCGGGTTGTAATCCACGCACTCGCGAATGAACGCGATTTCGGGCAGTTTCTTGGCAGCCATGACGATCCTCCGGTGGGTCGTGTGGTTAGAGGCGACGCCGGTGCTTCCAACACCGCGTCGCTTCGCTTGTAGCACAGGAGGCGAAAATCACAATTCTCGCAGGCACGATCCGCGCATCATCCACCGGCAACCCGGATTGGCGGGCGTGCGACGGCGGCACGGTCTACGTCGCCGATAACAAGCTCGGCGGCATCCAAGTGCTGCCGCGCGCCGCACCAGCGCCAGGGTTTGGCGATCACCGCGACTGGCGCCGACGCGTCGGCACCAAGTATGGCTGGACCGGACTCGGCCCCAACGGCTTTCGCTTCAGACTGCCTGTCGCTGCGGATGGGAATTATGTGAAGACGAATGATGATACAGCGGATACCTGATCATGGCCGACAGCTACACGCCCAACCTGTCGCTGATTAAGCCGGAAATCGGCGCGAGTCGCGACAGTTGGGGGGCGAAACTCAACGAAAATGCAGATACCATCGACGAATATCTGCAAATGGCGATGCCGGTCGGGGCGATCCTGGACTACGCCGGTCCACAACCGCCTCCCGGTTGGTTAGCTTGCGACGGTCGCGCCATCAGTCGCACGACCTACAGCGAGTTGTTCGCGTCGATCGGTACGGCGTGGGGCGGCGGGGACGGTTCCACGACGTTCAACCTGCCGCCGGCCAACGGTCGCGCCGCGATTGGCGCCGGCAGCGTCACCGATGCCAACGGCACAGTGCGGACCTACAGTTTCGCCCAACGCGTCGGCAGAGTTTCCTACACGCTGCTGCAAGCCAACGTGCCAAACTACACGATCTACACCGACACCGTCGCGGCCCACAGTCATGGCGGCGCTACGGTCGGGGCTGGCTCGCATGCCCATACCACCGATGCACAGGGCACTCACTCGCATGCTGGCAGCACGGCCAATGGGGGCGACCATTTTCATACCGGCTATACGAGCGGCGACGGCGCGCACGCGCACAACACTTACCTGCCCAACACTGGCACTGGCGCCGCGGCTGGCGGGGCTCCGGTCATGTCCACCGCATTCGGCAGCAGTTGGTATCCCACCGACGCGCAGGGCGTGCATACGCACAACATCCAGACATACAACTCTGGCCCCCACGCCCACGTCATTGTCGGCGACGGCAACCACGCGCATAACGTCTACGGCGTCGGCGACCACGCGCACGCCATCTACGCCGATGGCTCACACGGGCACTATGCGTGGTCGGGCGGTTCCAATACGCCCTTTGACATGGTGCAGCCGGTGATGGTCGTCAGCAAGATCATCTACGCCGGCCAACAAGCCGCACCGGCCGCAGCGACCGCGGCAGTGCCGCTGGTGCGTCGGCTGATGTCGGCGCCAATGCGCGGGACGCACTGACATGCCGCGCATCCCGCAAGCGCCGCCGCCAGGTGTCGTGCGGAACGCGACGCCAGAGGCAACCATCGGAAGATGGTGGGATACAAATAACATCCGGTTCCGCGGTGGGCAGATCCAGCCGATCGGCGGCAACGTGGCAATTCCCGGCACCAACGTGTCGGCTCCGGTGCGGGACCTGCTGACGTGGCACGACAACGCCCGGATACGCTGGGCCGCGTTCGGCACTGACACTGGGCTTTATGCCTACAGGTTCGACACCGACACGCTGCACGACATCACCCCGGCGGGTGTCGGGCCGCTCGATCCGCCCGGCGCGCTGAACGGCTATGGCCTCGGCGATTACGGCGAGGACGCCTACGGCACCGCGCGCGATTCAGACGACATCGGTCCGCAGGACATCAGCGCGACGATGGGCGACCGGTGGAGCATGGATACGTTCGGCGAGCGTCTGCTGATCGTGCCAACCCAGGACGGCCACCTGTTCGAGTGGGACCCCAACACCCCCACGACACTGCCCGCCATCGTCACAGCGGCGCCGCTGATGAACCGGGGCGTGATCGTCACCGACCAGCGGCACGTGGTGCTCTACGGGGCCGGCGGCGACCCGCGCGCCATCGCCTGGAGCGACCAGGAGGACTAC